ATATTTGCCCCGTTGCCTTCTCACTTTACGCAACAAAAGGAATTTTAATTGAGCCTTTGTAATGAATTTAGACGTGAGAAGCTAAAGGATTTACAGAGGCTTTTTTAATTTAAAAAAATGAGTAACTACCAAACATTTTTAGAAACAAAAAGAAAAACATTTATTGAAAGTGGATTTGAAATTGATGAATCACAACTTAATCCAAAACTAAAAGACTTTCAAAAATTCGGCGTTAAAACTGCATTATTCAAAGGTAAGTTTGCGTTCTTTTTTGATTGCGGTTTAGGTAAAACATTCTGCCAACTTGAATGGGCAAAACAAGTGAAAATAAAAACAGGAAAAAAAGTTTTGATTCTTGCTCCTCTTGCAGTTGTGGAACAAACAAAAGAAGAATCCATAAAATTCGGAATCGAAATTGATTGCTTTGATATTTCAAATTTTGAGCAGTTAAAAAACATTGATGTTTCGATTTATTCTGGTATCGTTTTGGATGAATCTAGTATTTTGAAAGGTAAGGATGGGAAACTATCAACACTGATAATCGAAACTTTCAAATCAACTCCGTATAAACTTTGTTGCACCGCTACACCCTCACCAAACGATCACATGGAATTAGGACAACACTCAGAGTTTTTAGGCGCAATGAGTTATTTAGAAATGCTCGCTATGTACTTTGTTCATGATGGCGGCGAAACGTCAAAATGGAGACTTCGTAAACACGCACAAGACCCATTTTGGAAATATGTATCAAGTTGGTCGATGGCAATTGATAATCCAGCTTCACTCGGTTTTGATTCAACCGGATATGACTTACCGGAAATAGAATACATCGAACATATCATTTCTGTTGAAAATAAATCTGAAAACCTATTCGGAGATGTTGCGGTTTCGGCTACTGATTTGCATAAAGATTTAAACCGGTCTTTTGACGCGAGATTACAAAAAGCTGTTGATCTTGTAAATTCAAACTCTGATCAGTGGATTGTTTGGGGCTTAAAAAATAATGAAACCGATACTATTGCAAAATTATTACCTGATTCAGTAAACGTGCAGGGTTCAAACACTCCTGAATATAAAGCAAAGTATTTAAATGGGTTTGCAAAAAAAGAATTTAAAACACTTATCACAAAAACAAGTATTGCAAGTTTTGGAATGAACTATCAACAATGCAATCAAATGATTTTTATGTCTTACGATTTTAAGTTTGAGGCGTTTTATCAAGCAGTTAGGCGTTGTTATCGTTTTGGGCAAAAAAGCAAAGTAATCGTTCATATTCTTATTCCTGAATCACAAATCATTTGTAGAAGAAAAACAATCTGTACTCACTTTATTCTAGTATAATTGCTTATCTTTACAACTCAATACGCGACAAATGACAAAAGAACTTACTGACCGCTTGAAATATTGTGCACCCTGTCGCGGGGTCGCCTTTATTTCGGCGGTCTTTTTATTTTAATATGGCAGAAGGAAAAAATAAAATAATAGTTTATGCTGATTGGATTGAAATTTTTGATCCACTTTCAGAAATTGAAGCTGGTCGTTTAATTAAACATTTCTTTCAATATGTGAACGATAAAAATCCAAATCCACCCGACAGATTAACCGAATTATTGTTCAATGGTTCGATAAAACCAACTTTAAAGAGAGATTTGAAAAATTGGTTAAGTCAGCAAGAACGCAACAAAATCAACGGAAGAAACGGAGGTAGACCAAAAAAAGAAAAACCCACCGAAACCGAAAAAACCCAGTCGGTTATTTCAGAACCCACTCAAACCCACTCAAACCCAAAAAAAGGCGTTAAGGATAAGGATAAGGATAATGTAAATGTAAATGTAATTGTTAATGATAATGTAAATGATAATATTCTTTTAGAAAAAGAAACAAAAGTTAAAAAAATTAAGAAAAAAAAATTAATTGATTTTTCAATTCCAATAGAAACACGAAGAGAATCATTCAAAGAACATTTGAAACCGTTTGAAGTTGAATTTGGATTGGATATGGTCAAAAACTTTTTTTTGTATTGGGGTGAAAAAACAAAATCAGGAAAAGAAATGAGGTGGGAAATTCAAGAAACTTGGGAAACAAAATTAAGATTGGAACGTTGGAAAAATAATAATTACGGAAACACCCAATCAAAACAAAGTCCACTTGGAACGCATAGGATGGGCCAAAATTGGTCAGAAAAACTTTAATCATGATAGAATCAGATAAACAAAAAAATAAACGAGTTGCGCTCGCTAAAATCATTGAGGCTGGATTGCAAATCGAACCGAAATTTAATTTAAGCACTGAACAGGAAGAATATTATTTGGACCTATTCGCATATTTCATGGGTGCGCCCCGTAGATTTGATGTATCGAAAGGATTGTTGATTCTCGGAACGGTTGGAACAGGCAAGACGTTATCAATGCAAGTTATGAGAAAAATATTCAATGGTTTTAGGATTGCTGAAACCAGGTACATTATTCGTGATTTCTTTGCCTCAAATCCAAATACGGTTATTATTGATTTGTATGGTCGTGAATCGTTTGGTAAAACTCCAGCCGGCATAATTGATTATAAAAAGCCGATTAATTATTGTTTTGATGACTTTGGTTTGGAGTCTGTCAATGTAAAGGTTTACGGAAATGTTGCAAACGTAATGGAGGAAATTATTCACGATCGTTACCAAAATTTTTTAAAGCACAAAATGATGACTCACGCAACGTCAAATCTTGATATAGCCCAACTACAAGAATGCTACGGTGAGCGTACCCGTGACCGTCTCAGACAAATGATGAACGTAGTAACATTAACCGGCGAGAGCCTTAGAAAATAATTATGAATCAGCCTAGAATTTCAGAACTAAAAAACAGCACACCGATTGAACAGTTGATGGTTGATTTAGTTAAACAGTCAACACACCAAGCGCCGGATAAATCAACTTTTGTAGCCTTCGTTAAGTCGAACTATCCAACAATGTTTGTCGATGAAATAAAGCGAATATTCAAAAGTTTTGAGGCAAATCAATTTACCGCCGTCACAACGGATACGTATAGTTTTACAGAGTGGTTTGCTCGTGTTATTTCCGGTTACAGAGGTTTTAAAGCGGTCCAAGAAAAAGAAATTCATAAGACTGATGCCGATTTTTACCCTGAACTTTATAACAAAATGACTAATGAATCGGTTCGTTTGGGTGTGGTTAATTTTAGACCGGATATCGCAGTTTACGGATATGAAATGTTTAAACAGAGAGGTGAAATACCAAATGTTGCGATTGAAAACACAAAAGAATTTCAAACGTTTCAAAAGAAATTTGTTCAAGAAAGGCGAGACAATGGAGCTACATTATACGACCTTACATTTCCACAAAACATGAACGTCTATAAATCTCATATCAAGATACATATTTTCGTGAAACGATTCAAGGAAATGTATAAATTAGAACTCTAACCGGCGAAACTTTTAGGAAATGAAACACGAAATAAAAATAAGCGAGATTAACCGCGTCGAGGCTTTGCTGAGTGAAGTTGAAAAAAGCGTTACTTGTAACGGTTCGGATTATGTAAAACAGTTTCTTATAAACGAAATTGCCAAACATCAATTCGGATCACAGGAATATTTAAACGATTTGAAGACTCAGCTAAATTGGGTTAGGAGTAATGAGGGGTAAATCGAAAAATTTACGTAACTTTGATTTGATTTTGATTTGATTGAAATGGCAGTATCTAAAAAATCTTTAAATAATATTAAGCCACCCAAAAAAGGTGAGGTGCGAAATCCGAAAGGAAAACCCGTTGGAACACTTAACCGTTCAACAATTGCAAAAAAGTGGCTAGAATCACTCCTAACCGCTAAAAATCCGCTTACAGGCAAAAGTTCCAAACTTCCGATTATCGACCAAATGACTTTGTCCATGATTAAAAAGGCAATGGACGGTGATGTCTCGGCTTACAGGGAGCTTATGGATTCTGCATTTGGTAAGGCGATGCAGTCAACCGATGTAACAAGCGGAGGCAAACCGATAAAAGAAACAACCAAAATCATTTTCGAAAACTTCAATGGAGATTCGGATAAATAAAAAGTTTCAACCGCTTTTTGAATTATTGCAAGGCAAACACCCCGAAGTTGATACTGTACTCTTAACCGGTGGGCGAGGTTCTACAAAATCATTCAACGTCTCTTTATTCTCGCTTATCGGAGTAGTTGAGCATGAATACAAAGTTCTTTATTCGAGGTTTACAAATCAATCAATTGGTGATTCGATCAAAACTGAAGTATCTGAAAAGATTGAACTTTTGGTCTATGAATCGCAGATAGCCAACACTCAGTACCGCTTAGAATCAACGGATCATAAAGGCCTAATTGCATTCAAAGGAATCAAAACCGGTTCGAATGTTCAGACAGCAAATCTAAAATCATTATCAGGATTCAACGTTTTTGTGGTTGATGAGGCCGAAGAAATACCTGACCTAGACACGTTTACAAAAGTTTACCTTTCAATTCGGTCATCGGATAAACGTAACATTTCAATTCTTATTCTCAACCCGACCACGAAAGAAAAATGGATTTGGAAAGAGTATTTTGAAAAGAACGACATTGATTCAGGGTTTAACGGAGTACATAAAAACGTAATGTACATTCATTCGAGTTATTTGGACGCACCGCCAGGCGCAATACCAGATAATATAAAATCTTATTACGAACGGATGCGTGTTGATGAACCTGAGCGATACGAAAATATTGTGCTAGGTGGTTGGATGGATGAGCCTGAGGGTGTAATGTTCCAAAGCAAATATTTGAATCGTTACAACGGTGCTGACTTTGATATTAACAGCGAAGATATTGACGCGGTCACAGGATTTATTGACATAGCGGACACAGGCGAGGACCATTTGTGCATGGTTATTGGTTATAATATTGGTAGCAAAGTTTTTATTCATGATGTCGTTTTTACGCTTGAAGGCTCTGAAAAATCGCCACAACTTTGCGCTGAATTAATCAATAGAAATAAGCCAACTTATGTTAGAATTGAGTCAAACATGGGTGGTTCGATGTATAAAAATTTGATAAAACCTCACGTAAAAACATCGGTGCAATTACTTGGAGCGAGGGCAAAAGCAAATAAGCATACACGAATAACAATGATGGCAGGAACTATTAAAAAGTATTGTTATTTCAGAAATGATTACGAGCGCGATAGTGATTATTACAGATACATGAAGTGGTTATGTTCTTATTTGAAGTCAGATGACAACGACCACGATGACGCGCCGGATGCAACAGCCGGAGAAATGTATTTTATTCGTAGGCAATTACCGCATCTTTACAAAGGAGAAGAAGATGTAAGTGGATTCTACACAAAAGAAAGTGAGAATGAAGGTTAGTCTTCTTTAAGCCCACACATTTGCAAGGCCTCATCTTTAGAAACTCCTTTTTCGAGGGCCATTAAAGAAACAAACGCAGCGATTTCGAGCGACATAATTTTGGCAGCTGTTTCTTCATTTTCACGCATAGCCGGAACATGAGAATAATCCAAAGTCAAGTATTCGCCTTTTTTATGAAGTCCTAGCCATTTGCTAAGCGCATTCATATCGTCTTCGCTTTCAGGAATGATTGTGTTTTGGTAGGTTTGTTGCATTGCTTGCATCATTTTACCGCCTGATTCGGATATTGTTGAGCCTTTTTTTAGCGCAAATAAGTCAGAACTCATGCCATACAAGTCAATGACTTTCATCATATTTTCTTCGACTTCTTCAAACAACAATAAATCCTTTGTGGGGTAACTCATCGGTGACCATTTCATCGGCATTGTAGACATTAAAATCTGCATTTGCTTAGAATAAAGTCCCCACGAAGATTGATATTGTTTTTCAATTCGTTTAAATTCGTCTGAATCCATTGGAACGGTACCGTCACTGTCTCGCTGGTCACCCGATAAAATACCAATAGCGCCCTTTTTTCTAAGGATAACATTTCGGTATGCCATTGCGCCGATGATGTTTGAAATTTCGTGCTTAAGTTTTGTTAATGGCGACTGAGGTGCTAAAATATTTGTGGCATTTCCTTTTGAGCGAATCAATAAATCTTGCGGATCAATTGGAAATTGCCCTGCGCCCGACCTGTCAAACCAAATTGTTTTGAATATTTCAGAAATATCAGTAGCCTTGTAAAGTTTGCCGGTTGTCTCGTAAGAAATAAGTTCAGGCATCATGTTCCAAATAAACGAAGGTGTAC